ACTGGAAATACTGTCTCTCCGGTAGCACTAAGCCCCGGTGCATGTCTATAGAGGTTGGTCTTGGGTGGCCATCCGTCAACATAATCCCAAGCATATCCGGCCTCTCCAAGTTCCTTCCTCTGCTTCTGTCTCTCTGAGGTAGTTACCATCATAGTCCTCCCTTGGTACTATGCAGATGTAGTTATCGCAGCAGCATCATAAGTCATAGCTGCTCCACGAGAATCGTCAAGCTCAAATACTCCGTAGTCGGCCACCATGACCAATTCCGTTGCTCTGAGAGACGCATCTCTTTGTCGCTCTGTCTTGGTGTCAACGCTCTTTAGTACACAAAGTGCGCTCTTGTCAGCGATAACGCCAATAGCATCGTCACTAGCATCAACGCTAAGGTTTCCATCTTCAAAGATGGGAACACCGTTGAGTGGCCTAAGCCCACTAAAGAACTCTCCGAGCAAGTCCTCAGACCATCCCTTTGGAACAGGGTAGGTAGCTGATGCAGTTACCGCAGTATTTGCGATATCAAATACAGCATTAGGATGCTGGAGAATGTAAAGCTGGGAACCAAACTTGTTTGCCTTCGCATAGGAAATAGATGCAGCTACGTTAGCTAGGCTAAAGGTTGCACCTGCTGCTCCAAGCGTAGTCCCGCCATTAAGACCTGAGTACAGTGCATGTACGTCAGTATCTTTCTTTCTCGCCATGCCGTCACCGAGCTGTCTTCCCACGATGGAGAAAACATTCTCTGCTGACTGCCTGACAAGTTTGTCAGTCAATATAACCTTTGCACCAACCTCACTAGCAGTGAGATCAACCGTGGTCATACCTATATCTTCTTCATCAATTATGTCTACTCCGTCCTGAAGATCAGATATTGTCATCTGATTCACTTTCGGAACGGTCTGCTGCTTTGCCCCCGACGGAAGCGTGAAAGACTCGATTAGTGCCATAGCAGGAGCGTTATGCTCCTCCGTATATCGAGACGCTGCGATTATAATCTTCTGGGCATTTTCCAAATTACCAGTTGTCGCTGTCTGAGCCATACTATATCCTCCTGACTAGATTATTGAAGACCCGCTGCCCTTCTGGCAGCAGCAACAGCGTTAGCTGTCCTGTCTCCGCTATTATACCGATCCAGCCAGCTTCCCTCATCAGCAGCCACTTCTGGACTACCCTGACTGTTGTCTACTTGCTGCGGTGGAACTTGCGACTGCTTGAGAGCCGACAGTTCCGCATCTCGCTGCCTATTGTGTGAAATCGTCTTGGCTGCGTTTTCCATAGATTGTGGATCATCATACCTACGCAGTTCAACCAGATCATCTATCCCCAGTTTATACATCTTTGCCATCTTTTCAGCGGCTTGCTGCTTTCCCTGTAGATGATCTCCGTACCTTTGCGCCTGCTGTATAAGTTCCTGCTGGCGCTCCTCACTCTGCATATACTGTGCAGACAAAGCCTGAGCCTGCTCTGGCTGGTAGCCCTGCTGTTCTAGCTGGGTTCTGTATGTGTCAGCCTGTCCCTGTAGTGCCGCCCTGCGTTGAACCTGTTCATATTGAGCAAGGTCCTGTTGCATCCTAGCTAACTGCTCTGGCGTGTACTGCGGTGTCGCAGGTGCGGTGGCAGGTTCAGCCGTACCGGGAACCGGCTCAGTAGCAACCTCGGCAGGGGGAGCCGTGGCAGCCGTAGGAGCTGGTGCTTCTTCGGTTGCTGGCTGTGCGGTAGCCTCTGGCGCCGTGGCCTCAGTAGTTTCAAGAGGCGTTTCTGTCTGCTCGGCAACAGCGTCACCTCCGGCCTCTGGGGCCGTAGGAGTCTCTGTTGTCGTAGCTACTTGCTCTGTATTATCTGTAACCATATACCTATATCCCTCCCTTATTCTTCAAAGATTAACCACAATATGTGGTATTTGTCAAGAATCTAATCGCAATTAGATGCCTAGCCTTCGCCTTGTTGATACCTTTTCAATAGCAGGCGTTTGGTAGAATCCCCAGTACAGTAGCTTTTGCTCAAGTTCTGGGTTATCCATTCTCATTTTATCTCTTACTTTAGACGCATATGAAATAACTTCTTTTAATCCGATCTGCATACCAGGAATCTTTGCCTCGTCAGACTTAATGAACTCTGACCGGGCAATACCTCTTAGTGATTTATATTTTTCCCACTGTCCACCAAGCCCGTAGTTTTCTACAAGAACAGGCATAACCTCCCAGAACCCAGATGCTCTTATAGCGTCAACGTCAGAATAATACCTTTTCTCTACCTCGGTCCTGCCTGCATTTATCTCTGCGTCCAGTAGCTTCTTATCAGAAGGAGAGAGGCTGTCTTTAAATTGCTCTCTTTCCTCGTAGAACAAATCAAAATCAAGTAAACCTAATGCAATATCCTGCTCAGTAAGTCCTTCTGCCTGTGGCTGGATTGAATAATACTCAGACAAAAGTACCTGCCCTCTGGTTCTTGTGTCTTCGCCTACTGTGGGTTGTATCTCGTAATACCGCCTTCTTGTATCTACGTCTGCGGCCTGAATAGACTTTGGGTACTTTAGCTTAACACTAACAAGAGCGCCCTCGTACAGGGCGTTAGTTTTTTTATGCGCTTCTCTCCACAGTATCCTATCTGATATACCAGATGGACTCTGGTCTATCAAGTTTACGGTGGTTCCTGCTCTCTTCTTCTTTTCAAGCTGATCGTCCCTGACGGAGCGTAGCTCTGATCCTGCATTTCGTGTCTGGTCAATATCAGTCTCTGTTTCTCTGGCAGCGACCTCGGCTTTTGTGCGACGGATTTCTCCTCCGTAGTCTTTATAAACCCTGCGACCCGCTCCACCAATACCGGGAAACTTTTGTAAGACACCCCCAATGCTCCTGGTGGGTCTTTCTACTTCTGTTAGAACGTCCTTACGCTGCTCGGGTGTTAGTGCCGTCATATAACTTTTTCTGTCCACGGCGCTATCTATAGAATCGTACTCGTCTGCAAGCTCTTGTATTGTTGGCTCTGAACCGCCCTTTATCAAGTCATATATAAGATCAACTGCGTTTAGTCCCTCTCTTAAAACCCCCCCTCCAAAAGTCTCAAAAAGTTTGTCCAGCATAATTGGTGACTCAAGGCTGTCTGGAACCTGATCTCCAAAAGAATCAGATAAATCCTTTAGCACAGGTGAAGTCCAAGGCTGATACTGCTCTGGAGCAGGAAGATTCTTTAGATGCTCTGGAACTATGTCTCGGTTTCTATAGAAATCATATCCGGTTATTATTTCCGCGGTAGACTCCGCAGCCTCTGGGAGAGGGGGTAGAGGGAATCCCGTTTTTGTCATACTAAGCGGAGTGACCTCTGGTATAAGCGTCTTAATAAATGTGCCGGTTTCAACCGGGCTGTCTGCATAGAGCTTTTCCATCATATATGTTGCAGATCCAAGAAGAACCGAAAACTCACGAGTTTTTGGAATTATATTTACCCTTCTGGGTACTGGGTTGCCGTATGAATCTTTCTCGCTAGACGGTAGCATAACAACAACGCTGGTTAGTCTTTCGTGCAAAGGTATATCAAAATACTCTGGGTACTGCATGTTATAGTAGGTAAGCCCTAGCTGCCCTGCTGACACAGATGCAAGCCGTGAAGAATACCTCAGATACCCTTGAGCCTGACCAGGGCGATAGAGCATCTTCATTCCTTCCATAGCAGGGTTAAGGAACAGTATGTAATCGTTTAGCATCTTTATCTTGCTCCCTCCCCTGCTGAAGTTGATGGTCGCTTCAGTAGCATCATTAACGGCAGCTCTGGCTGCAGGAAGTTCGGATAGCCTGTAGACTTCGTCTCTCATCTGGATAGGCGTTCTATAGTCTGGGTCAGATACGGGTAGCTTATCTCTTGGTGTCCTAACTTTTAGTCTGATGCCCATCCTTTGTAGCCACTTCCCTGGCCTTAACACATACAGTTCATCTGCCCACCCTGGGGCAAGTTCATTCATCTTGTTTTCAAATGCCACCATTCTAGGTGCTAATTCACCAGACTGCCCAACCCGCTCAAGGGGCTGTTTTATAAAACGATTCCATCCGGCATTGATCTTTCGTACTGCTTCGGTTGCCGTGCTTGGGTCTCCTCCTGCGTCTTTAATAACTTTCGCATCGTCTGCAAGTTGAGCAGGAGAATACTCTTCGGCCCGCCGTCCTTTTATCATTCGTGGGATATCTTTAATAGCTTTCGCCCACGGTGTTCGTGGATCGCCAGCAGCTTCCCTGATAGCGTCTAGCGGGTCTTTTTCATAGAACTTTCCACGCCCGCCTGTCACCATATATAGTCTTCCGAGCGGGTCTGTTTGCATATCAAGAAGCGTCTTTTTTAGTTTGGAAAAAGACTGCCACGGCATTATTCCCCTACTAAAAAAAGCCACCAACGTATCGTTTAGTGTATTGGCAAGAGCAAACGCAGGATTATATGAAACAAGTAGCGCCTTCCTCCACGAATTAAATCCTGTAAGTATATTCCTGGCATCTTTGAAGTGATACAAAAACTGTGCTTCGTTATATAGATCCTCGCCAACTTCGACTACCTTTTTAACGCCAGGTTCATTTGGGTCAAAGTAAGACAGGGCATTTTTAGGGTCTTCTTTCCTTCTAAACATTGCTTCATAGTTTATTTCCCCTTTGATTCCTCCACGTTCTAGTGGGATATCGCCAACATCTGCTGCGCCTTTTAGTAGCCTTGCTGCTTCGGATGGGTCTGTTATCTCCCTGAGACCTGGATGGTTGGCATATTTAGCGTCCTCTATCATGGTTCTTTTTATTTTATTTGTTAGTATTCTGTGCTTGTGGGAAATAAGTGTTTTCCTTAGCGTCTCCATAGGGTTGGCTAAAAGTCCCTCTGTACCCTCTTCAGTAAGCCTTTTAAGAGGAATTTTGGCATCCTGAACCCACCTTGAAATTTCTCCAGGTGCATAGTCCCTATCAATAAGATGAATCGGGCTATACCACGGGTATCTATTTTGTAGTAGGTCAGATAGTTCTTGACTGTAAAATCCTTCGGCAACATTTTCATCACGTATCTTTTTGTATGCTAATCTAAACTCGTCTGCAGCCTCGGTCAGTTCTTGATATAGCTGCTCAGATTCAGCGGCATCCCTACCAAGATTCTTCAGTTCTGTGTCGAGTAGCCCGCCTGGCTCAAAGTCTGCCTTTTTGTACTGTCCGTATATATTACGGCCAGGGAACTCCATAAATACTTCAGGTGCATGGCGTATTGCCTGCATCTTGCCAACAAGATCAATAAAGTCCTTTCTCTCAGCAAGTCCGGGCGCTCTTACCCCTGCTATCTTTTGCACATCGTCTGCTTCTATCATTGCCATAGGACCAATTTGGGGATGCTGGTTAACTAAAACATTAAAATTAAGTTCTGATATTTCGTCAGCCTTATCTGGCTTTATTCTTTTAAGCGCTCCTACTCCTCCTCTAAACCCTCTCGATACCCAATACTTGTCATGCCACTGCTGCATAAATTTATTCCACCGTGAGGGTGGTGCTGGTGGCCTCACATCTTCTGGTATTGCTCCCTCTGGTACTGCTGGTCCACGAGGAGGTGGAGGCCCTTCTGGAACTATCCCTTCTGGAACTATCCCTTCTGGAACTATCCCTTCTGGAACTGCCTGCAACGCTGGAGTCCTGCCTGGTGGGATTAGTCCTTTTTGCGGACGGAAAACCTCTCTGGGATAAGACACTTTAGTCCCTGCAATCCATCTTTGTAGCTGATCCCGTGTAGCCTGTTCCATCGGATCAAGTCTCGCTATTTCTTCAAGCATACCCGGAACCCTAATCGAGGGGTCCATACCTATCCTTTCTGCTGTTTCTTCAAGCATACCGGGAAGCACCCTTTGCTCTGGAAATTGGCTCTGAACTCCTAGGTTGCGGAAAAGCGGCTGGTCTGGCATGAATCGTGGGGACGGATCAAGGGCAGGAGGGAATTCTAACTGCTGGGCAGTACGTGCCATTACACTAGGATCAAGTGGTGCCTGTACTGGTTCCATGGGCGGTTTAGGTGGAGCTGGGAAAAGCCCAGCTACATCCCTGCCAACCTGTCTAGGGGTAGCCTCTAGCATTGGTGCTACTACTCGTGCTTCACGGGCTGCTGCTTCGGCTGCTGCTTCGGCTGCTTCTCTGGCCGCAACGCCAGTAGCTGCCCTCAGTCCTGCCCTGCCAGCCCCAAGTCCAAGTTTTGTAACACCTCCAGCTATTCCTACGCCAGGGATAAGTTCTACTGGGTCAAGAACAGCTTCTACTCCTGCTGACTGCCACCACGGTATTTCTCCTGCCCCCTTTGCCTGCCTATATGCTGCCTGTACAGATTCAAGTGGTCCGTATCCGGCCTCCCGAAGCTGTCTTTGTCTCTCTACAACACCAGGCTTTCTGAGTCCAGGTACATTAGCGAAGGCAGCAGCAGCCCCTGGTTCTACAATCTCGCCCCAAGTTCCAAGTGCTTTAATCGCAGGAAGTTCTGCGGCTCTTTGTAAAACAGGCATTGCCTGCCCCTTGGATATCTCCAAGGCTGACCGCCAAAACTCTCCTGTAAGCGGATTAACTGAAGTTACTTGCTGCGGTGCGGTATCTCTAAAATTTGCCCACATATCGGGAAGTGCGTCACGGTACATCCTAGCCATAGGCAGAATGTTTCTCCCTGGGCCAATGCCGCCTAGCGAGCGTATACGATCCCACCAGTTTACTGGTTCAGGAGCAACCGCTTTATATCTTTGATTGGGTGGCATCACCATTAGAAGAACCTTCTAACCGCTGGTGCGAACCTCGATGTTGGGATAAAACCCGGTCTATTCCTTGGGCTTGCCTGCATATATCTATCTGTCCAGGGGAAAGCCGAGAGAAAGTCTACAAATGAAGTTGCAGACGGATCTTGTCCCTGCCTGAGTGATTGCCCCAGACTCCCCATGTACTGGTTCATAACATTTCCATACTGGCCTCGCCAGTACTTTTCTTCAGCCGGAGAGAACCCTCCACCTGCTCCACCAAACGGAGCAGCACTATAGTATGCTGCTTCTGGAGCGGCCTCTAAAACATAATCCTGCCAAAAGTTATTTCCGTTTTCAGGCATATGGCACCTCAAATTCTGGTCTTATCATTCCTTGTTGTCCCGCTACATGCCCAAGCCAGTCAGTCGTGGTTGCCTCTGGTCTGGTTGCTGCCCAGTCCTGATATGCCCTGTTCATCCCTGCCTGCTTTAGTCCACCGTAGATTGACCCAGCCCTAGGGTCGTATGTAGCCATAGAAACCAAAGATGAAGCCATCTCTGGATCTTCCAGCATATCTACATATCGGTTATAGCCAGGCATTGTAGAAAGTTCCTGCGTGGGCTGTGCGCCAAACGCCATATTCCTTGCAAGGTTCACCACGTTGCCCCAATCGCCAGCCGTAAATCCTCCATCAAATCCTACTGGCGAAGGAGTTGTAGCTTGTCCCTGTCCGGGGAAAGCTCTCCATACATCTGTTCCTGCCTGATACGCAGGACTTCCTGCCCCACCGCTTAACCAATCCTGAAAGGTTGGTTGCTGTGAGGCAGTCATGGCGGGATCATAGCCCATTAGATATCGCCCATACAGGGGCGATCTTGTTCTAGATAAAAATTGTGACGCTCCCGGTACATCCCTGTATCCTGGGAACATCTGCCCAGCAGCAAGGCCGTAAGCCTGCTGCATGGTCAGGTCAGGAGAAATGCCAGGGAGCAAAGCGTTACCCACTCCTGTTTCTGGGGTCCACATATACTGTCTTAAATTCTCGTTCCATTCATATGGCATGAAATTCCTCCTGTGTCAATATTAAATAACCCATTGTGACGGTGGTCTTCCACCGTAACTTACAACTGGTTGGTTCCTTAATCTCTCAGCCTCTTCCAACATCATTTGAGATGCACCTGGCTGTGCATACGGGAAGTTTGTAATGGCCGCATATGCTCTTGCCATGTCATCCTGAGATCGATTCCCTGCTAGCGGAGCCATTGGTAGGGGCTGTGCTGTAGATGATATAGGTATCTGGCCTGCGGAGAATCCTCCTCCGTTGGAAATCTGATACCCCATGTCTACGGGGATACCTGCGCCATTAGCGCCCGGCATCCCTCCATTAGCACCTTGGTTCATTACATTAGATGCAAGTATCCGGTCGGCTGATAGACTCTGAGCCTGTGCTTTGTCAGCATCTGCCGCCTGTAGATTTTGGTATGCTTTGGCCTGCCCTGCGGTAATGCCCGCAGTATCTGCGCCTGTCTCCATTCCAAAGGCTGATGTCCCGGTATCATATCTTTCTTTTGTGGCATCGGCCAATGCAGTTTCAGTTGGAGCTGTGGGGTCGACATACCACGGAGTTCCTTCCTGCTGCGAAAGCCATCCGGCAAACCCAATCTCCTCACCGATAGGAGTGGTATAAAGATAATCGTTATAGTTATCATATAGCCTGTTAAATGCTACTTCCCTGAGTCTTTGGATTCCATACCCACCTTCTCGTATTCCTGCATGGGCCATAGCAATCCTTCTAGAATATTCTGCGTTTTTGGCAATCTCCTGCACATCTCCTTCATAGGACATTGGCGATGTTGCTTTCCCTAAATTAAGTGACGATTCAACTAGCGAGTCCCATCCTCTTTGCATCTGGTCTGGATTAAAGAACTCATTCTCAGACGTGGTAAATCCCTTGGCAAGCCAGTCACCATAAGTCATACGGTCAGCATCAGTCCACCCAACTGGGTCTAATCGCTGCTGAAGAAGGAACTTACCAAAGTTCACATTTTCCATGTTCTGCAACCTGTTTTGCACAGATGCAAGATTGGCCGTGCCTCCTAAAGACTGTCGAGCTACAGAGTCATATATAGCCCCAGGGCTAAGTCCCCAGTAGCGGTCATCCGGGTCTCCATAGAGATGGGCATACAGGTCGACAGCTTCCCGTGCAAGCCCAGTCGATGTACCAGCGCCAGTCGTTGTACCAGCGCCAGTCGTTGCCGCGGTAGCCCCTGGTGCAGCAGTTCGCCCCACCGTAGGTTGTTCCCCTGTAGCTGTACCAGCAGTATCTACATCAGTAGACCATTTTTTTTCTGCCACATCCGGGTCTCCCACTGCGCCCGGTGCTTCATCTATCGCTATGGATGGTTTAGCTACCGCATCTGCCTCGGCTGTAGCTAGGTCAATATCTTTTGTAGGGTCAATGTTAGAGGCAGCCCTCTGCCAGTCAGTCGCAATTTCTCTAGCAATATCACGAATCTCAGCATCTGTCAGGTCTGGATATTTCTTTTCATTATCCTTGATCTGTCTGGCTATCTCGGTTGTAATTTCACCAAATGACCAGGGCTTTGATGCTATCTTTCCTGGGGGTTGCACAAGTCCGTACTGCTCGGCTAGTCTATCAGATGCGCTTTGGTAATAGCCTGCCTTTAGTTTAGACAGGTCGGGAAGAACTTTATTCTTAATAGGATCAAGTCTTCCCATAGTCTGTCGGGATATCTGTCTTGCTTCCTCAACACGGGCATCAGCAGGGATTACTAGCTGCTCTTCTTCGTCAGTAGATCCAGTCACGGCTTCCCCAACACGGCCAGCCAAGGATTTTACGAATCCTTTACCTTTTTCTAGGAGTCCTGGTTCGGCCTGAGTGTCTAGCACTTCGCCCGAGACGGCTCCCCGAAGGTGTCGTGGCAATCCTAACTCTTCTTGTTCTGCCAGTTCATCTACTGAGAGGGCGAACTCTCTAAATATTGGGTCATATTTACCTAGCCCCCCAGTATAGTCTACAGGTGCTGCGGTTTCTTGTCCGGGTCCTCCGGTTGCAAGGTGATCTTGTAGGGGAGTAGGAACTACCGCTGGTCGTGGTCCAGCCTGAGCCTCGCCAAGGCTTGTTGCCCGAATCTGACCAAGAGCCTCTGGAGTAACAGCAGGTTGCTGCGTAGCAACTTGCCAGAACTCTGGATTAAATCCAATGCCCCCAATTGATCTTTGCCCTGTTACAAATGGATTTAGTGGTGTATCTTTGCCTTGACTCGCCCCTGTTATAGCCCTGTATGGAGCAGTAGCGGCTCCAGTAACGGCTCCAAGAAATTTCTGAAAGTCACTTCCGGGGTCTGCATAAGTTTCCTTAAGCGTTTTAGCCAGGCCGGACTGTATGCCTCCTGGCAAGTCTCGCAAAGTCTGCAGTCCGTACTGCAGCGAGGATGGCCGCACAGGTCGATCACCTGCATCTGGCCGAGCTGTTGCAATCTCCATCGCACGATCTCTAAGCGCTTGCCGTAGCTGCAAGGTAGAAAGCCCTGAGTCTTTTGTGATTCTATCAAATGTTGTTTTTTGGGTTGGACTCATTACCGAATACGGATCTCTGTTAAAAACGAGATTAGCATTATCCGGCATATTTAAAAATACGCTTGCAATATTCCTTGCTTTTGAGGCAACCTCCTGCTCTTGCTTACGGTACGTGGCAAAGCTGGCTGCGTCTACATCGGTAGACCACTTGGTTGGCTGCGGATCATCTGCTGGAATTCCTGCAAGAAAATCCCCGGTCACGCCTTTTCCATCGCCTGCGGCAGATTCAAGAATACCGTCATACCAACCAAATGGTTCAAATTTTTGCTGCTCTCTTGCCATAGTTATCCTCCTGGTCCAACAAGACCAAGTCTTCTTAATCTTTCTTCTTCAGACTGCGCTCCAGGTCTAGGGCTACCTGGCGGGACATTTGGTCCTGCCTGCGGATTAGGAGGTGGGGGTGGAACCCCAAGTCCTGCTGGAGGCATCACCTCTGGCCTGGGCATAGGTGGAGGCCCTGGCGGTCCTGGCGGTCCGGGTGGTGGCGGTGGACCGACAGGCACTTGGCCGGGTTGCCCCGGAGAGGGAGGTCCCGAGGGCATTCCACCGCCACCGCCCATAGTATCAGACAATTTTCTTGCTTTGGCAAATAGTAAACCAACCAGTTCTCCGAAATACATCTTGGCAAGGTCTTCTCTGCCCTGCTTTAAAGAAGCCTGATATAGCGACCATATCCCTGCTTCCGGCAGGGTACGTTCTGCTATCTGCTCCTTGACTGCATCTTCAACCTGGTCTGCGTCCTGTATGCCGAGAATATTATCACGAATCCATAGGTCAGGTAGAAGCGGAGTGGGTCCTTCTCTTGCGATCTGGGCCATTCCATACCTGGACATATCATCTTCCGGTAGCTTGGGAGTGACCTTTATTTCAGGATCACCTCCATTACGAATTCTTTCTGGGGTAATCTCTTCTGAAAAATACATCCTGTTATTATCTTCGCCTGAAAGTTCAACAGCTTTAAAACTACCTGACTGGTACTGTACACAAAGCATATGAGTTATCTGCCTATAGGCTTGTTCCAGTGCTTTTACTCTTGGAGTAAGCACTGTCTCAACCCCTTGGCGAAGAGTATTTATAGCAAATCCTGAAAGCTGGAACTGAAGTTCTCCGTATACAGAGTGGGGTAGGGAGCCTCTTTGCAGCTCTCCTGCAACAAGTCCCATGAAGGCTCCGCTTTCCCTGCTCATCTCAAGCAGGCCAAGCGGTTCTATCTCTTCTCCCTGTCCGAGGGATATCTCTGTTCCCTCCTTGTATGGGTCTTCATCGAGAGTTTTTGTACCGTCACGGCTTTTAACCTTGAGTCCCTGTTTCCTGCTTCTTGCGGTAAGTTCAAGCATAACGCTCATCATAAAGTTATGCTTATCGTAAAGCTCTCTTGTGGACTTAAATACGCTTTCTCCGTAGTCTTCAAGGGTATCTTCTATCGAAGACCATTCCATAGACTGAACCAAAGGAGTAGCGCCGACTGGTCCTATAAATACAGGAACGCAGTCTGATCCGTGTGGGGTTCTCTTTTTAACGAACCTTCCGGGAATAACTACGGTGTTATACTCTTTATCGTAGTAGTCATATACTTCAACACCGTCATCGTCTTCTCTTATTTCTCCTAGCCTGACATCGTACTGCGCTTCTATCTCTGCCCTGGTTTTCTTTATTTTGTAGCAAGCCCAGTTAAGTCCTTCTGATCCTACGCCCCAGTATGTGTGCATCGGGTCCCACGGAGTAACGTCAATTACCGTATCCCCATCGGGCTTTTTAAAGAGCATTGCTCTTCCTGCGTACCAGCCTCTTACGGCTATGTACCAGGCAAGCTGATCTTTTATAGAAGGAGCAAGTCGGGCGGTAAGTCTTTCATCGGCAGACCGCAGCGCACCTATAATAAATCTTTCTTTATCATTATTTATCTCTCTTGTGTTACGAGGATTCCCATTTGGGGGAATCCGTACCACAAGTTCAGACCCTGACATCCACGCTACTATCTTATCTGCATAGGTTTGAGGCTCGTTTGATGTATATGACTGATATCCGTCCCCTGCATCGTAGTCATCCAGCTTATAGAGCTGGTGATCTGCGTCCATTCTCTTTCGCAGGGGGTGCGTAGAGTCATAATGAGCGTCAACCTTACTAATAATATCTTCTGGTTTTAGTCTTGGCATTATTTAGCCCACCGTTTTACCTTTATAAATTCCCTGTTAGCTACATATCCGTAGCCAAACCTACTTACAAGTCCGTAGATAGTGGCTTTTATGGCGTGATTATTTTTATCTTCTGGCGTTTCGCCTACTATATTGCCTTCCCTGTCTGTTTTCCACCGATATGCACGAGTCTGTCCGTCAAATGGGCTTGGAACCGCACCAAATTCTGACAGCGTTCCCCTACATTTCGGAGAGAATACCACTCTTGGGCGGTTTGTGATAGGGTCTGGCTTTAGAAATCCCTTTAATCTTTCTGTTCCCTCGTTAATTCTTATCTTCTGAGCATCAAGATATATCCCGGTTCGGTCCATCCACATCTCTGCGGGTGCGCTCATGGCCTGATGCTGGTATCCAGCTATGTCAATCGTGCCTGAGTGGACATCTTTCCACCAGGGTTTATTGAGGGCTATGTCTATAATCTCATCTGTTGTCATTCCCTGTTCATATATCTCATCAAAAATAACAATCTGGTCGTTAATTTCCTGCGCTGCAACTACTGCATATGCTCCTGCGTATCCGGGGTCCATCCATAGATATACCTGCTCTCCTGGAACCCACTCTGCCTGTGGGTCTGTATGTATATCGGCACGAAATTCACCGAACACAAGTCCTGCCGGAGGGCAGGGTATGCCTTCGATTCGTTCCATATAGAACTCATCGGATGCCTGTGCCTTCAGCTTTAGTATCTCGGGGTCAGTTTTACCGCCAGGGTAGAGGTAGCTATTAGAGTGTGATGGCAGGGAAAAGGACTCTTCGTCATCTGTCGGAAGCTGCCATGCAGAAAATAGCTGCGGATACCATCCAAGGCTTCCCTCAAACGTACCTGATAAAAACAGCCATCCACGTTTCGGGGCTACTCTGCCTCTTAGCCGGTAGTATGAGTTAAGGTCTAGCTGTGATGCCTCGCATCCAAGTATTCCGTCCGGGGCTTTCATAGCCAGGGTTCTTGGGTCTTTTGCGGATTTCGTCTCAATACGTGTCCCATCTGAAAGAATAATGCGTCCTGGGTCTACACGTTTAGTTACTTCTTTAAGGATACCGAGAGCGGCAAAATCCTCTGTGAGGTATTCAAACTCTGCCCTGGTTCTCTCATAGTCTGCGGCCACGAGCCAGTACAGTCCGGCTCCGTCACTTTTAAGGAACCTACTGATAAGAAACTTACTTGCGACCATAGATTTCCCGGCCTGCTCACCGCCCGCAACAAGTACAAAGCGTTTACTGCACTCCAGTATATCTGCTTGAAGGTCTGTACCATCAAACCCAAGGCGGGAGAATATATAGTCTGTTACCTTGTTATTCGGTTTTACCTGCGTCTGGGGAGCTATCATTAGTCTTACTCGCAAGTATCTGGTTTGCTTGTTCGATCACCTGATTGCTGTCATCCCGCTTAGTTGCTGGCTTTTTTGGGGCATCCTTCTCGGACCGCATCGCCCTTTTAAGCTCTGCCATAACTTCCTTACCAACATCATCGGTTACGCTCGTATCAACGGCCTTATACCGTGGATGCCAAGCCTTTAACATAAATATCTTAAGCGCAGGATTATCGGACGGCTTTTGGTTATTAACCGTATCTAGTGCAAGGTAATGAAGGTTATCTGCAAACTCTGCGGTGGCCTTCTCCAGCTTCTCCCTAAAACCATAAACATCATTTTGCTTCCACTTATAGGCATTAGTCGGCGGGACATCTATAGCCGCTGCTGCCTTGGTCATAGACCCGGTCAAAGCAAACACAGTAAGGAAAGTGTTCTGTTTAGCTATGGTTATCTTGGGATCTGAACTTCCTGTTTTGCCTGGCATAACTACCCTCCGGTAATCTTTTAACATATCCCTGCCAGTTTTTGACAAGAATACCGCCATCATATTCAAACTTCTGCACCGCCGTAGCCTCGTAATGAAAGCAATCTCTCTCGTCACCAAACGTCTGGCTAATAAGATGACGGGGATTCCCCCTGCTCCTATTATGATTACAGCTCCCCATCTCTAAAACCGGCATACCAACCCTAAAATCAGCGTCAGTAAGCGCACTCATTGTCCTGCCCCTGCCGGCTGTCCCCTGGTTATCCTGCCGATATCAAGCCTTCGGGCAATCTGCCCTATGCGCTGACGGCTAACACCATGCTCAGCGGCTATATCGTCATAAGTCTTGCCAGTGTCCGTCAGAATCTCCATCGCAATTGACTTTGACTTGTGCGACATCCTCCCTAACCCGTGCGACTGTACATATGATGAGTATTTCATAGGTATAAATCTACTACAACACTAGCCAAAATGTCAACAACGGTACGCATATTACGCATTTTATGCTCTAGCGGTACAAAACATCCCCATCCCACCTCCAAATCTCTGGGGGCTACCGTCCCTACAGGGGTAAGGTATGCCCCACCAAAGATTTAAATCTTATCGTATTAATACTTCTTTAAGATCGGAAGAGAGTATTTTCTTAGGAAAATCTTCCTCTTCCTCTTAAAGAGTCTTAAAGCATTCTTAAAGCACTCTTAAGAACAACAACAACTTCTTAAAACTAAGAGCGCAAAGGCGGCGCTTTTTGCAAAAAAATTCTGGCATAGGTATCTATATATATATATTATATGAGCCAAGGCCTACCCCCTCGGACGCGCATTTTCTGGGATTTCTCCCTACCAATTATAGAGGGATTTTTGCGTATTCTGGGATTGCTACGAATAGCGTAATCACTCTATGCACTATAGCGACGAATTCGCATCGCCTGGCAGCTGCCTGGCTTACGAGTCGTGCAGATATTTGTACGCCTTGATAGCTTATTTACTGCATGCCTTGCTTAGTCTTAGACTCTTATCTTCTGTATCCTTTAATGATGGCGTGAATGATGGCGCTCTATTTTTATAAGCAGGATTTGCAAACATGGCAATTTTTCTCCTCATCTCCGCAACCCCAATACAATCCTTGAAGCTATGAACGCCTAGCTAATCTAAGAGAACACTTGACAAGATAACCAAAGTGTGAAATACTCTAGTCAGCGTAGAATCATTCTACGTTAATACAGTTAAAAAGGAGAATCTTAAACATGAATGATAACGATATCCAAGACTTAGACATCTTAGACGAATTTGGTTACTAAATACAATTATAAAAGGGAGAATTTTAAACATGACATTAAGAATAGCTGAAGTAAGAAACGCTAATCCTACATGGTTTAGTGCAGCAAACAAGGAATTTTTTGGTGACCTTGAATATCTCATCCTACATACCAAAATGGGGAAACCGTTTCTAGTTCGCAAAACTGCTATGTGGTCAGATATATTTGGGCTAAAAGGAAAGGTTGTATGGAAGTTAGACCAGATCAATCAAGACTTAACAATAGGTTTTTTTGTAGATGAAGAATTCAAAACGCTAGATGAGGTCAAGCAATGGTTAAAAACTCATAGGACTTTCAAATGGCATCCTAATCAATGGATTATAAAAGATAGATGGGTTCGGAAATAAACAAAAGTATAACTAATCAACAAGAATCAATTAAGAAGTACAAAATCTTAGGAGGATTTAAACATGAATAAATCAAGAAGGTTAGACAGTTTTGACAAGGTATCAAACCAAATAATTGAACTACTGGATGCAGGCGTTATTCCTTGGCAAAAACCATATTGGCAAGCATCCAAAGAATATGGCCAACAACGTAGCATTGATGGCCGTGAGTACAGCGGATTAAATGCGCTTATGTTGGGATTAATGGCAGGAGTAAAAGGTTATGTTGACCCAAGATGGATAACATTTAATCAGGCCAAATCTAGGGGTGGCATGGTTCGTAGGGGTGAAAAGGGATTACATGTTGGATGGTGGAATCCTCAAAAGCATGAGCGTGAAATTGAAAATCCTGATACAGGCGAGATGGAAAAAAAGCAAATCATGATTTGGTATTTTGGTGGACATACAGTATTCAATGTAGAACAGGTTGACGGCTTAGAATTAAAACCACTTGAGAAAGTTGATGGTGGTAATGCAGGTACAAAACCTGAGAATAGCCCAGATACAATAGCAGAAGCTGAAGCAGTAGCAACGGCATACCTTGAGTCTGACGGCGCGCCTGGTATCGAGTGGACAAGCACACAAACACCGCACTATATACCCTCAGAACATAGAATAAACATGACCTTAAAAGATAGCTTCTACAATGCGCCTGAGATGTATTCAACGCTATTTCATGAAATGAGTCACTCAACATCAAAACCTCTAGCACGTAAAAAAGGCCAAAAGGGTGCGACTCATTTTGGTTCTGACAACTACGGACAAGAAGAATTAGTCGCAGAATTTAGTAGTGCATTCCTATGCGATGCTGTAAACATAACATCAACGATTCAAAACTCAGCATCATATATAGACAACTGGAAAAAAGCTATCAAAGCAGATAGAAAGTTGATTGTCTATGCAGCGAGTCAAGGCGTTAAATCTGCAGACTACATACTAAATACACAGGAGAAATAAGAATCAATATATGGTGAGTCACCACCCCCTTAGTTGGGGGTGGGTAAACCCCATAGGTGGTGACAAGGCCACCAAATAATACAAGGGTCAGGAGATAAACAACATGGTTAAAACGTTAAAAGCAGGACAACATAGGCTGGTATTTACAGCAGCGATTAATAATAAAATAGCTGACGATGAACCGTTCGCAAAGTTTGTTTGGAAATCAATACTTAGATTTAATCGTGGTGATTGGGGTGACATGTGCCAAGAAGATATAAAGCACAACGATGAAGACCTAGAGTCACTCAATAATGGATGGGATGGTCGAATTCTAGCAAACTATAACACCCCTAAACACCAAGTATGGATCACACGCAACACAGCAGATGAAGATGGTACGCAAGCAATAACGGTTATGTTTCCAATTGAATACTAACCAATAAAAATTACTGGAGAATTTAGACATGAAAATAATAATTAAAAATAACACCGCATCAAAACCTTATCATCTGCTATATGGTGCACCTGAAAAGGACGGAACCCAGATGATAAAACAACGCTTTCACAGCGATAATAATTGTAAATATTGCGTGGGCTTTCAGGACTGCAATATTTACACAGAACAGCCCAACGACTGCAAGCATAAACACCGATCCTTGACTCAAGGCGTGGGATATTTTGTCCCTTATCACAAGTGGGGTGATGACGTATGCTCATATTGTCTCGATAAATGTACACATGGATACATCCTCAAGACGTGCGGAATTTGTAGCCAATAAGGGTAGCGACCAACGCCAGGAGAAATAACATATGAAAGTATTAATAGCTTGTGAATATTCTGGGCGTGTGCGAGATGCATTTACTGCAATGGGGCACGATGCAACTAGCGTTGATCTACTGCCATCAGAGACTGAGGGAAGGCATATCATCGGGGACGTGCTAGACGTGATTAAGAGTGAGCATTTCGATCTGATGATTGCACACCCACCATGTACAGATTTAGCTACATCAGGTGCGAAATGGTTTGCAGAAAAACGTGCCGATGGAAGACAGCAGAAAGCGTTGCAATTCGTGCAGGATTTAATGGATGCACCAATAGAAAAAATCGCTCTTGAAAATCCTGTATCAATCATCAGTTCACACATCAGAAAACCAGATCAATATATACAGCCCTGGCAATTTGGGCATGACGCACAAAAAAAGACAGGTTTATGGCTTAAAAATCTGCCATTGCTGAGAGAAACAAACGTCATACACAAGGAACGCTATGCAAACCAAACACCATCAGGACAAAACAAACTTGCTCCATCACCAGATCGTTGGAAAGATAGATCGAGAACGTATCAAGGCATAGCCGATGCAATGGCTTCACAATGGGGGGTGAACTAATGAAAATTCGCAGGTGCATAGTTTGTCAGCAGGAACTACATCCTGTCTATGATGAGGAGCAAGTCGCATGTACAGATTGCCGAGATAATGAACCACCAGACCAGGACAACATGGAAGGAGGTGATGATTAGTGGAACCTTATTGGACAAATGATATAGCAACGCTGTATCTATCAAACGCACTAAGCCTACCGATACCTGATGAATCTGTTGATTGTGTTGTTGCAAGTCCTCCGTACTGGGGACTCCGTGACTATGGAACTGCCACATGGGAGGGCGGCGATAGTGACTGCAGCCACAAGGTTAGCCATTACAGCGATAACATGAAACCCAATGTAGATAGACCGTTCAGGGGCGATCGCTCATCATGCCTTAGATGCGGAGCAGAACGTGTTGATGAGCAGATTGGATTAGAATCTACGCCAGAGGAATACTGTAATAGCATGGTGAATGTATTCCGTGAAGTCAGACGTGTTCTCAAACCAACAGGCACGGTCTGGCTTAATCTTGGGGATAGCTATAGTAGTCAGGGTGGTGGACAAGTAGAACAAACTGTCAGGAAATCAGATGATTATGTCAACGCAGGACAGATGGGTTCTAGCGGAACGATGGGGCGGGCATAAACCCATGAACCTAAACAATACAAAAGATACAAACGGTGTATTCAAGGGGCTGACCAGAGAAAGAGACATGATGCCATCGCATCGCAACAAGCGTAGCGTGTGGGAGATAACCACGCAGCCCTATCCAGAGGCACACTTTGCTACCTATCCAGAGAAACTTGTTGAACCTTGCATCATGGCAGGATGCCCACCGAATGGCGTGGTTCTAGACCCATTCGTTGGTTCAGGTACTACACTTGCAGTAGCACAAAGGCTAGGTCGAAATGGCATAGGTGCTGATATCAATGATGAGTATCTGGAGTTAGCCAAGAAAAGATTATCAAGACTATCAGCTCCAATGAAACTTTTTTAAGGAGGCACTAGTTGAATAACGATGTAATCATATCGGAACATGGAGAGATCCACGGCACAGGAAACGCACCGTTTAGGTGGGTATCTTACTTGACAAGAAAAGAACGTGTTGCAGTCAAAGAAGGGCAGCTTGTTGTGGTGCTTGGAGGCAGCACGCATGGAGGCCATCCTCCCTACAGGAAGGTTGTTTATGTTAATAATAGATACCTACATAGAGTTCCAAGCGATGATGAACAGCTAAAAATAAACAAGGCTTTAAAAAAGTTATGACCCCATCACGATGGAGATACTCTCTTAAAGAGTATCTCTAATCGTGGTGGCAAGACTTGACAAGCATGATATAATATTTTCAGGAGGTTTTAAGCATGGCAAAAATAAAGTTCCAAACTTTATCTAAAGACATCCACACCGCAATCGACAGGCACTTGGCAGATAACCCCACATCGACACGGGAAACCAGAACAAGAATTGAACAATCAAAATGTCCCGACTGCTATCGAGTGGGGTTAGCTGTGTTCCTGAAGTCATCATACGTTGGATTGCCAGGTGAGGTAAGAGCTGTCGGAACATGTGCCAGATGTGCGAGACGCTTTAGCTATGAGCAGCTAAGAAGAACTGACAGGTGCGGCATATCGGGGGGACGATCTGGGCTATAAATCTACGGGGGCGTTTCATGTTTAGCGTCCTTGCAGGCAGTAAATGTCTGCTGCACAATCTCCAGCCCAGGAGGTATCGTAGTCAACTCAATGTAGGTTCGACTCCTACACGCACCACCCAAAATTTAGAAGGGAGAAAATATGAAGAACGCAGAAGATTTAGCACGATATCAACATGGAAATTATCGGTGGTCTGGTGACGAGCCAACAGACGAAGACATCTACATGATGAATCTTTTACTTGCAGAGCTGGTGATGGCTGTTAAAGATGTCGCTGATAAATTAGATAAACGCAACAAGATCGAACTAAATAAACACATATAGAAAGGAAAAATTAAATGCCTAGAGTTACAGGAATAGTTAGCGAGATGAAGGAATCAAAAGCAACCTGGCTTGCTAAGTTTGCTTTCACTACTGATACAGGTAGCGTCATTGACCTATCAGCAAGACTGGAAGGCTACAAGGACGGCGAAAATGCCGAGGAGATAAAGGCACTACTTGATGCAGAAGCAGATGGCCCATCCAAACGCCACTACGAAATTGAGTATTACGAAAAAGACGAGCGTGGGTATACGAATAGGTATCTCTCTCGTGCCAAGACGGCAGATGATAAGCCAGTAGATGATAAGCCTGTTGCGTCATCTTGGGAACAGGTTGCAAGCAATAAGGACATCGTTATATCTAGATCAGTTGCTTACAATCAAATAATGCAGTCTCTGGCTACTACGATAGCATCTGTCCCAAGTACAGCAACCGAAGCCTCGCCAGTATCAACTTGGTTTGAGATTATGAAATCACATGAAGATAGTTTAAACGAACTGATAGACGTTCACACAGAAATCATTCGGGGTGTACGCCACCAAGATGACCCACCCCAGATGGCAGGATTTTAATTATGGCATGTGAACAGTACGACTACCCACACAGTCCTACCTACTGTAGCTATTGTCATGCAAAGAGACGGACAGCCGATGCTCTTGATAAGACGGCTCATCCAAGGAGAAGAAAAGTATGGCTGTCCCAGAGGACTTAGAACAGCACTTGGACAATCTACGCAGGGTCGATTTGAAACCGATTGCACTCAAAGACAACAAGTATCGGCGGGGAGCGAGGCTAAGGAAGCTGGCAGACCAGCCTCCGCTCATCCCTGCCGATGAGTTTACGCCCCAGGACGGCCTAGCCGTCCTGTGTGGCACCCATCATGTTGACGGTGGGTATGTACTTGGAATCGACATAGATCGAGGCAATTTTGAATTGCCATGGAAGGGACGGCCGCCAGCATCTGTTCTTTATATAGAAGAAGGTACAGCTAAAGGAAAGTGGCATATGTTTCTCCAGTGCGGCGATAGATTGGATGGGCAGATAAACCTGAAATCAAAAGTGGGTGGAATTGTAGTTGAGGTGAAAGGATATGGACAAGCACTCAGGTCTTACCCATCCCTGCCGCCTGACAAGCCAAAAGGCTACACGCCCGTCTGCTTTAGAGACACGACCGCTCCTGAAACCTTGCTGTCTTGCCAGCAGATAATCGACAGTCTTCTCACTTGGTCTATGGCTTCCCTTGGTGAAGTGGTGGAGCAACGTGACCCAATAGGGAGAGCCTTGGCTAAGAAAAGGGCGACTGGCGGTCGAGGTAAACGTAAGAAACCGAGTCTGCATGGGTTCGATATCGTCGCACTCGCTTCTAGGTACACAACGCTAGTCCCGAGCGGTTCTGATCAATTAAAAGGTCTCTGTCCCATCCATGACGAGAAGACCCCATCGTTCTTTATTACTCCTAAATCACAGACATGGAAATGTTTTGGTGCATGCCAGGCGGGTGGAGACGCAACAGATTTTTATAAGGCTTTGACTACGGGGGGAAAATTATGACCCAAACACTAGATGACCAGCATATATTACACGCAATGACGAATGATCCTGCATACACTCCACTGGCAGAGCAGGAAAGCATGGATGCCAAGTTTATAAGAACCAACGGAGCTGAGTTTGTTTATGAAGGAAACCAAAACGGAATCACAGTCACAGCAGTTTTTGAGAGACCACACAATGAACGAGGTTTCGATGTCTCGGAAGTACGTATATCATTTAATGGCGAATTTTTATTTAGACAAAGTGTGGTACTAAATACCTACCAAGGGAAAACCCATCTCATTGACGCACTAGAGGAATGGAGACCACGAAACCTCTATAATTTTAATTATCTTTCTTATGTTGAGAATGCCGTTGGAGCTGTATTGGATGATCACCGACGTGGCGATGAGCCTATTAAACTTTCAGACGTTAAGATCCCAGATACCCCTATCTTTAGACTTGAACCATACCTGGTGGCAGGCTCTATCAATACTATCTATGCACCAGGTTCCTCAACTAAGTCACTCACGTCACTATACTGGGCGTTGCTTATAGATGCCGGACTCCCTGGACCAACAGGCATACCAGTCAAGACAGGTAAGGTCTTAGTGCTTGATTATGAAGATGACCAGTTTGTCTACAAAAGAAGGATAGATGGTCTGATGAAGGGACTAAACTTAACCGCCCAAGGGCATCGCCCAAACATTGAGTACCTACGCTGCAAGCAGCCGCTACCACGAGACGAAGATAAGATTACTAAACTCATGGCTGCTAATAACTACGACACTTTAATCATTGACTCACTTGGTCTAAGCAGCGGTGGACTAGAAGAAGCTGACGTTATGAACCAATACTTTAGAGTGCTAAGAGAAATCATAAGCAACGGTGCAACCGCTCTGCTGATTACCCATACTAACAAGTCTGACAAAATTTTCGGTTCTATTTATGTCGAGTCGAATAGTAGGTCAGTCTACAAATTGGAGGCAAACAAAATACAGACAGGACTAATGGAAGTTGCTCTATTCCATACCAAACAAAACCACGTAGCCGAGCAGCCACCAAGTGCCTATCGTGTAGATTTTACCGATGGGATCAAGTACACACAAAAGTCGGTGTCCGGTACGACACTAGCTGGCAGCATGAATGTTCGGGATCTTGCTCTTGATCTACAGAAGACATCAAAGGACATGTCTAGTTCCGAGGTAGCAGAGGCAGTAGCAGAAATAAAAGATATGAAAGTTGAAGCTGTTTTTCCTACGGTTGAAGAGATACTGAGTAAAAATCCTATACTTGAACCAATTGAACAGCTTAAACCGGGAGAAAGATACATTGAATGACTTAGATAGGGTAGCAATAAGAAACGTGCTATCCAGGGCAAGAGACAACGACATTACATTCAGGGTAGTCAGGGGTAAGCTCATTGTCGGAGGCCCTGAGAACGGTGAAGTTGAAGAAGAACTACGGACGTTCAAAGACCAGATAATTCACTTCCTTAGAACGCCAAGACCTTGGGAGAGACCTCCTGCTGTCGAGGAGCTTACCCTCCGACTTCGGGACGGGCAGCTCTATCTTGTTGAGCAATGGAGAGTGCTAAGACACGGACCTGGTACAAGTCGAATGGAAAGTGAGTTCCTTGACTCACTCAACAGATGGGACATACTTCACGGGTTTTTATTTGGACTCCCGGAGCATGATGGATCATGTCCTATTGCCGTAGATGGATGCGATCCCGTATCGCCAGTAATATGCAAGCCATGTTCTGAAGAGAGAGATGCACTTGACTAAAGAATACAATAAAGCAGAGAGAATTGTAGGCCTGTCTGAACGCATGGTAGGTAAGCACGGCTATTACACGCCCAAGGCCGTTGAAACATTTTTTACAAAACTATGCGAACACCGTCCACGTAAGTGTGCAACCGAAGGGCAATGCACTCGTAAGTCAGACATCCAAAGACCTGGTGGACGTGTATATTACAAGCAGATTTGGCTACGTCATGCGTACTGTGGCTCATGCTACACTCAGCAGTCATCCCCAACCTCAGCTTACGAGCTGCATACCGCTCAAAGCCGAACCAAAGAGAAGCTACTCATTATTCCGTGTCAGCTATGCGACAAAATTCTAGCGTGCTATCAACCTATCATGCCGTTTCTTGGTGAGTTTGACCCAGTCAAAAAGCGGAAGAAGGCAGGCAGAAAAAAAAAGGAGATTCAGAATGAATAAAATAATATCTGCGGACAACCAGAATTATACGTGGGTTCAGGTTGAAGGGAACATATCCAGGCAAGTGCAGAACGGCCTAATTTATGTCAGGTACTTAGACGAGGAAAATAATATTCAATACAAAGAGATATCCGAACAGGCCCCGAAAGCCAAAGCAAAGGAGATTCAGAATGGATAAAACAGTGGAAAGATCAGCAACAGTTAGATCAACTGACCCTTTCTATATTGCTACTGGGGTCATGAAAGATCGTATGTTGGATGTACTTACTGTATCTGTACGCCCAGATAAATCATTGTCTAAGAATAAACAGGCAGGTAAGCATTGGAGTGACGCAGGCCCCCAAAGAAGCGTAGCCCGAACAGACGGCAAGGAAATACTAGCAAGCCTTATTAAGAAAATCGGATATGACTACATTGATTATTATAACTGCGATCAAAGCGACTGCTTTGACCAGCACTTAATGGGCAAGGCTAAAGTACATATCTCGCACTACTGGGTAGGGGGGAGTAAGTCTAAGCAAAAGGACTGGGAAGGTATAGCTGTATCAACCTCTGCGTACATGGACGGCTTCATTAAGGATGAGTATTTGCTACATGATGACAACCCAGATTTCCTTGTTGAGTACACAATGTCCTCAGACAAGGTTGACTCTAGCGAAGATGAACAAACGATTATAAAATTCACCGCTGTGCTTTAGAAGGGAGGAATATTGGGACTAATGAAAACATTTGGGGATCATAATAATTCAGCGATAGTAGCTAAGAATCACGATAAGTTCTTAGAGCATTTAGAGGACAGTACAGATACCGTGTTTATATGTGCTAGGTATCTCCATGATAAGGGTGAGACTGTTACTATTAAGCCAATGACAAAAGCTGAAACTTATGGTGAATGGGAAACCCATGCCGATACAGGGGATTTAGAAGTGCAGGTAGATGGTATACCTCAACGAATAGAAGTTAAAGGCATTTCAACTGATTTTGTGGATGCTAGCGATTGGAAATTTCCAGACTTTATTGTTTGTGCCGCCCATTCATGGGATAAAGCAGACCCAAAACCATTAGCATATTTCATTTTTAATAGAAAACGAACACATGTTGCAATAGTATACGGAAAAGATAGTTCAACATGGACAAAAGCAGGGAAATATGATAGGCGTTATACAGAATATGCACAGGAATTTTATTTCTCACCATTGGATAAAGTCGTATGGCGAAAAACACACTTAAAGGAATCAGGAGAAGCACCTATAAAGGCTCCCGCTGAAGAGGCCGGAGCTCCTAGTATTGATGACGCTCGTGAGGCCGTTGAAGATGCTCGCCGTCTCAGGGACCAATGGGCAAGTGCTTGTCTTTCTCTGGCTCAGGCTCAGGACTGGGAGTCAGTCGAATATAAGAAGGGGCATAGCGTGATTGGTGGGGCGTATGGATGGCGGTTGTTCTGCGCCCAAGCAAACTTAACTATATTACGAGATCAAACATATCCTATTCTAATAAGTCGGAGGGATACACAGGAACCATGAAAAATTAGTGGTATGTGCAGGCCTAGCTACAAATGACGTTCTAGATCCTACTGCTACCCACTAGACGGCTTACGAGGATTGACGTACAGCCCTTTCGATGGGCTTACTAATACCATTGTATTAGTTGCACCATCGGAGGGGCTAGTTTTTTAGGGGGATTTTAATTCCGTACTCTTCAATCTCTGTTGGTGGGGCTTTCCCCGCAGCAATCAATCGTTTGCGGTTGGCTAGATGCTCTGCCTTG